ACCACTGCTACGATTTTCTTAGCCCAAGAAGAGCTAGAAAATCTTTATGGCGAATGGCTTCCTCGTCGCATTGTTGACATTTATGCTGACCAAGCCACTCGGAAAGGCTTCAAAGTATTGTTTGGCCGAGATGGAGTTAGAGCCGAGGAAGTCCAGGGTATTGAACAAGTAATTGAAGATTTATACATCCTTGAAAGCCTTAATCTTGCAGCCAAAAACTCGCGCCTATATGGGGGTGCTTGCCTACTTCTCTTTATTGACGATGGGCGTCCCGCTTATATGCCTGTCGATAAACGTAACATCCGTCGTGTTGAGGAAATTGAATGCCTTGACCGTTGGCAGATCGCTCCCGTCATTAACGAAGAAAACCTCTACGACTATTCAAAAGCCACTTATTATCAGATCATCTCTGGAGATTTAATTAACGAACCCACCTTGTCCTACATCCATAAGGATAGGATTTTGCGGTTTGACGGGGATTGGCTGCCCTATCGCATTCGTCAGCGTAATTATGGCTGGGGCATGAGCAGTCTCCAGACTGTTTATGACAGCTTTAGGCATTATTGGACTGGTTTAAATTCTGCGGCCACGCTGCTGACGGAGTTTGATATTTTCGTGCATAAGGTGAGGGGACTGGCGGCGATGCTGGCGGCTGGCAAGGAAGGCGCCGTCAGGGATCGTCTGCAAGTGAATGACATGAGCAAGAGCATCTATCGTGGCTACGCGATTGATGCGGAGAAGGAGGAGCTTGAGTTTATTAGTCGTAATTTTGGCGGCATTGGAGAAGTGCTAGAGAAACTGCGCGTTGATATTATTGGCGCCAGCAAAATTCCTCATACTGTGCTGTTTGGCGAAAGCCCGAGCGGACTTGGTTCGACGGGGCGTAGCGAGGAGCGTGATTTTGCCAAGACTTTGGCTGACTATCAAAGCACCAATTTCAAGCGGCCCATCAAGAAACTGATGGAATACATCATGCTGAGCAAAGAGGGTCCGACGAATGGACGCCTGCCCGAATCATGGCGCATCTCCTTCAACCCATTGTTTGAGCTGAATGAGCGTGAAATGGCAGACGTGCGGGCGCGTGTGGCGGCTGTGGACGGGCGTTACATCCAGCTTGGCGTGCTGAGTCCGAAAGAGGTGGCGGATGCCCGTTACGGCGGCTCTGAGTGGTCAATGGAACTTACCTTGGACCCATCGGTTATCCGCGAATTACCTACTCAAGGAGGGGGTGGTTCCACTCCTAATCGGGGTGGTCAGGGTTTTGCAGTGCCGCCTGGCGGACGCGACCCGATGAACGAAGAGAATGGCACGCTTCCCATGGACGGAAGCAGGGAAGTTGAAGACAGTCGGGAAGATGCCGCCGGCTTGTTTTTACCGCGTGATTTAGAAGAAATTCGCGGGGATGTAGTTTTTACTGACAAAACGCTGCATTCTCAAGCCGTAAGTGCAGCCAAGGCCAAATTTAAAGTGTGGCCATCGGCTTACGCCAGTGGTTATGTAGTGCAGCAATACAAAGAAGCCTACAAAAAGAAGCACGGCTCTTTAAGCGGCGCATTTAAAAATGATGAAGGCGAAATCAATGCCGATGATTTAGGCGAATGGTTCAAGGAAAAGTGGGTGAGGATTGGCGCTAATGGCGAAATTCTTGGGCCATGTGGAGCCCGTGCAGAAAAAGAAGGCAAGCCGAAGTGCTTGCCGCAGGCCAAGGCTCAGGCAATGAGCAAGGAAGAGCGGCAAACGATTGTTGCTCGTAAGCGCAAGGCCGACCCCAATCCTGAGCGTCAAGGCCCCGCCAAAATGGTGAGCAGCAAAGTGGACGCCAAAGATCCCGGCGCTCATACTTATACCACTAAAGAAGAGGCATTAGCCACTGCCAAAAAGATTGGTTGCGCTGGGTTCCACGAGGAAGAGGGCGAAGATGGCCCAATTTTCATGCCGTGTTCCACGCATGAAATTTTCCTGGAAAAACATGAAGAGTTTTTGGCCACCAAAAACGACGCCATTGTGCCGATGAAAGTAGAAGGTCTCATTCTTTCTGATATTGATGAGGCTGCATTGATTTCCCAAGAGGACATTGATGCCGCATTGAACCAATGGAAGAAAGAAGCGCCCGAGCGTTTTAAGGACATTCTGGAGGCGGAGGATGTACAGCCTGAATGACATTTCAGAATTTACTGATGCCATCGTTCGTTTGGACGAATCATCATGGTCTTACTCTCCTGTTAGTGGCCGCTATCGCGGCCTTAACGGACGTTTTCTTTCTCAATCCGCTGTGGAGGCTTTGGTTGATGGCCGAATTTCTCGCCTTGGCCGTGAGCTACGTCGTTTTACAAACATGCTTAGTGGCGGCGATATTACGCTGGACCAATGGCAACAAAGCGTCAGAGAAGCGTTAAAGCTTAGCCATGCTCAAGCAGCAATTATTGGCAATGGTGGCCGCGATAGTATGGGGCCTGCTGAATGGGGCAAGGTTGGTCAAAGATTGCGTGGCGAATATCGTTATTTGGAGACTTTTGCTCGCGATCTTTTGGCTGGGAGCGTTTCTACTCCCATGGCTCTTGCTCGTATCGGCATGTACGCTGAGAGCGTGCGAGGTTCTTATTGGGAAGGAACTGCAATTAGGCAGGAGCGACAAGGATATAGTCTGATGCGACGCATCTTGGACTCACAAGCAAAACATTGTCAAGATTGCTTGGATTATGCGGCGCGAGGAGTGGTGCCAATGGGAAGTTTGCCAATGCCTGGCCAACGTTGTGCGTGTCGCTCCAACTGTAAATGTAGGGTAAAGTATCTGCGTCAGCAAGCACCAGTAGTGCCCGTTTAGGCATGGATGTATTAGTAGGAAGCACGGGGCTTATTGGTTCCGCGCTACAGGATCATCATCACTTTGATCATTGCTATTCCTCGCGGACCATTCATAGAGCTCGGTTGTTGCAGGGGACAATTGACACGCTTTATTTAGCCTGTTTACCTGCCGAAAAATGGAAGGCTAATCAGGATCCGCTGCGGGATTTTGCCAATATGCAGCTTATCATCGAAGATATTAAACATTGGCAATGCAAGGAAGTTGTTTTATATTCCACCATTGACGTGTTTACGGACGAGGCGGATGTATTTGAGCTGCCTAAGATTGACAAGATTAACTATGGAACAACGCGGCGCATGTTTGAGCTGCTAGTGCAGGAAGCTTTTAAGAATGCAAGAGTGAAAATTATTCGTCTTCCTGCATTGTTTCATAATTACATCAAGAAGAACATCTTGTTTGATCTGCTTAATAACAATAATCTTCACAATGTCAACATTGATAGCGCGTTTCAATGGTACGACTTAAATGATCTATGGACCGACACTGAGGCCGCAGCGGAAGGCTATAACAATTTATTTTCAGAGCCAATTGAGACAAAGGATATTATTGAACGCTTTTTCCCGCGTGCCCGCATTGGCATTGGACCCAGGCAGGAATACAACATTGGACCATACTTCTCTTCCAAAGAGGAGATAATGAAGAAAATGGCGGTGTTCATCCATGCTTATCGGAATTAGTGCCATTGGCTGGAAAGATGAAGAAGAGGAGCAAATATTAAGCGCAAATGCTGGTGCGTTTAATATTTTGGAAATTGTTCCCGCTCGCATTTTTGCCCAGAACGAAGATTATTCTGACATCGCAAAAAGATATAGAGAAGAATACGGCTTGTGGACTTATTCGGCTCAAGCATTATTCTTTAATAGTCAAGTGTTGAGTTTTGAGGATCAAGCTGCCACTTCTGATCATTTATTGCGCGTAATTAAACTTGGTTCTTATATGGGAATCAAGCGATTTATTTTGGGAAGTCCTGGGCTGCGAAAAGGAAGCCCTGGCTATTTAATGTCTGTCCTGCAAAAGATGGACAAAATTTTGGAAGCCAATGATGCCATCTTATGCATTGAACCAGTGGCTCGTGCATTTGGAGGTAAGTATTTTTTCACCGTGGAGGAGATAGTTAATCAAATTGATTTTTACAATTTGCAAAATGTTAGAACCATGATTGACACGAACAATGCATGGTTACAGGGCGATAGCCCGCGAAAAATTTTGAAAAATTATTCTTCCTATATTGCCCATGTGCATATCAGCGACACTGATAACGGTCCACTGTTGAACAAATATGAGCACAAGCAAATTAGGAAAATGCTGGGGCAGTATGACTATCCCTATGGCATTGTTCGCGAATTATTCAAAGCGAAAGAAAATATGCGTGAATATCCTTTATTTAGAGAGATTTATCAATAAACTGACGAGCCATTGTTTCAATGGCATAAATGCCTTGAATTTTGCCAGTAAACATAGAAAGTAGATTATCTTCTGTTTTAAAGATGGGAGTGCGATTGGCACTCTTGTTTTTCGTTTTAGCTTTAGTGGAAGTGCAAGTAAATTCAAACTTCAGGAAGTCATCAAAAGCAGGCCAGTATTGTTTAATGTGTTGTTCCATAGCATCGCGATGAGGCTGTAGATTTTCCCAGGGCCAATGATAGTTCGGGAAATTGGCGCTCTGAGAAAGAATGCCATGTTCCACATGGCTCAATGAGTAGAGCGATGGGGAATAGGGGTAGATGGAGAAGAGAGGGCCGTCAATGTAAGTGAGGGCTTCAAAGGGAAGATTTTGCTTTGGTGCATAGATGGCCATCATTGTGTGTTCAAAGAAGCAATCATCTGTTGGCTCTAGCAGAGCATTATTCGTGCAATCAAAAACAAAATCATGGTCGCGCTTTAAAAGCATCAAATCATCTCTGCTAATTTCGGCGTAAATAGTAACTGGTTCTAACAAGCCATCAAAATATTTACCAGCCTTAATTGAACTAATAAACTTTTCTTGCGTATTAATAACGAGGGAAGTATTCGCAAGCGGATGGTTTTTGATTTCCTGGTGAGGCCAATCTTTAAAAATCAAAGAGAGTGTTTCTGCATCGAGAAGACTTTCCTTCTCTGGCACTGCATAGAAATTACGAGGCACGTCTTGAACAACGTGACCATAGTCAGCAATGAAACGATGGAAAGTGGACTGACAAAGACGCCTTGTGGCGCCGTCTCTGGCATAGTGATAGCCGTAATGAAGGCGATTCTGATTGATCAGCGACGCTTCGCTAATTAACCATGCATTTTTTTCATAGAGCGTCACTTGGGCCTCGTTCATAAACGAGGCCGCTAAATGGCAACCAGTCCAGCCACCGCCAATAATTGCAATGGAAACCATTAGATGTCAATACAAAGAACTGGTTGCACGCCTTGCCAATTACTTTTGGCTTTGTAAAGGTCTAACTGAGGGAAATATTCAATGCGGCGAGGATGGCCCGTATCGTACAAATCAGCATGACCTTGATAATTCCATTCATCGGGGCCATGAAGATCTGGATGGTAAACGTGTGTGGGCACATCACGCAGTTTCCAGAGCATATAGTCTTCATTGGGAACTCCCCATTGCTTCCATTTCTGAAGCCCTTCTCGGGAAAGGTCGAAGTTTTTAATAGCCGTCAAGCGATCCTTGTGCTGCATTAAATAAGCTGTTTGATACAGGCCAATGCTCATGGAAGGCGTTCCCTTCATGGCCACCTTCTCGGGAAGTTCCACGGGCAACTGTCTCACCAATGCATTAAAACGTTCGCCCACAATGCAAGTGTCGTGCAGCAAAAACCAATAGTCACTCCACAGTTGACGTTCGACAATTTCAATGAGAGGCGTATATTCAAAAGAATTTTGTTTGACCAGTAACATTTCCGCGCCTTTATAGCTGCTGGTGGCCTCCACTTCCCAGCCACTGTTCACAATCAAAATTTCCTCTGGCTTAACTCCCCATCGAATCATGCTGCCAACAACCACGGGAATCGTGTGTGGTGCAAAGGCTTTGCAAGTGCTAATGCAAAATTTAATCTGGGGAGAAGCCATGTAATTAATGCTGCGCCCACAGTATAAACGGCCTTTATGATGGCAAGGATTCGTTTTTGTCATGGCAAAAATTCTGTATTGCGGCGACGCTTTTGTTGAAACTGGTTTTGGTCGCGTGGCTGAAAACTTGCTTCCAGCATTGGCTAAGAATCATGAAGTGAGCGTGCTTGCCGTGAATTACCACGGCGACCCAGACCCGGAAGCTAAGAAATACACTGTTTACCCCGCCATGCTGCATGGCTCCGATCCATTTGGTTCTCATCGCATTGGAGAGCTAGTTCAAAAGATTAAGCCCGACTTGGTGTGGGTGACAAATGACATTTGGATTGGCATTAGTCTTTGGAAAGCCGTGAAGGCTTTCAAGGAAAGCATTGGCTTTAAATTCTTTGTGTATACGCCCATTGATAGCTATGGGCTTTTTCCTGAATTATTGGAGCCCATTAACGAATGGGACGGTATCGCCACTTATACGGAATTTGGCGCTGAAGAAATTAAAAAGATTGGCTATGAACGTGACGTGCCAATCATGGGCCATGGCACTGATTTTGCCAAATTCTTCAAGATGGACAAGGAAGAATGTCGCGAAAAATTGGGCGTACCAAAAGATAAATTTATCGTCTTTAATGGCAATAGAAATCAGCCTCGTAAGCGCATTGATTTAACCATCAAAGGTTTTGTCAAATTTGCTAAAGACAAGGACGATGCACGACTCTGGCTAAATATGGGGCAGAAGGATATGGGATGGGACATTATTCCATTGTTCAAGCGCGTGGCTCGTGATGAAGGGTATGATCCCACTGGAAAGCTTATTTTGACTAGTCCACATTTTTCCACGGCCAATTGTTTGACCATCGAACAACTCAATATGGTTTACAACGCTTCTGACGTGGGCATTAACACTTGTATTGGTGAAGGTTGGGGACTTGTCAATTCAGAACATGCTGCTACTGGCGTGGCTCAGTTGGTGCCTGATCATACAAGCTGTAAGGAAATCTTTTATGGCGTGCCGCGCATTGCCATTGAAAGTTGGGAAGTAGATAGGAACTATGGTCTTGACAGGGGCCAGCCATCGCCCGACAGCTTGGCCGAATTGTTGAACAACTATTACGAAGATCGTGATGCGTTGAACAATGATGGCGCATGGTGCTATGACCGCATTACAGAAGAGCCTTTTACTTGGCCTTATATCACTAATCAAATGTTGAATATTGTCGAAGAAACATTGGCGGCCAAACCGCCTGAGCCTGAGTTTAAAGGATTTGGTACTCCCGCGAAAATTGATTGATCATGCAAATTTCACAAATCTTTTTAACAACTAATCCAGAAGAAAAGCTATCGCCATTCCTGGAATATGCCACTGGCACCATTGATAATGTGTTTCCTAATGCGGAACATATTATTTACAACAATGAACGCCTTCGTTGTTTTATTGAAGAACATTACGACAAAGAAACAGTATGGGCTTATGACAGCTTGAAGCCCTTTTCTTACAAGGCAGACTTGGGGCGGTTTTGTTTGTTAAATGCTGTTGGTGGCTGGTATTTTGATATTGCCGTGAGGGCTGTCAACGCAGTAAACGTAGGGGAGCGAATTAAGTTTTTAGTTTTTCGCGATATTCAACGTTTTAGTTATACCAGTTGGGCATGTGCCACGACTGTTCTTTATTCTCGGCCTGACAATAAAGGCTTGCAAATTGCTATTGAGAAGATTATTGCGAATTGCAAAAATAGATATTATGGCATCACTCCATTGTGCCCCACTGGCCCCACTTTACTTGGCGAGGCATTGGCGGCCAATGGTAGTCAGGCCGATTTTGTTTATGGCGACTATCTGGAGCTGACGCCCACACACCAACAAAAGAACAGGGCTTTCGTGCTGCCTGATGGCACGATCATGGCATGGAGCAAACCGTCTGGAGGAGGCGACCTGACTGGCGTTGGCGCTAAGAGCGTCAATAATTACAATGAGCTGTGGGCTGCGAGGGATGTTTATGCAACCGTCTGATTGCACAATTTATGCCGTTTGCATTGGCGATGAAAAAGTGCGCTATGAGGCAAAAAGTAAAATTATTCCCGTGATGGGAGGAGCATGGTCGCTCTCGGACGAAAAACGATCTGCATTACGAGAACAAGGCTATGTTTTCGATGATGAAGGCGGTTGTTTATCTTCGCTAAACGCACGCTGGGGCGAACTGTCTTGCGTGCATTGGATGCTGCTTAATGCAGAAGATAAGAATATTGGCAACGCTCAGTATCGTCGCAATTGGATAGAACCCCATCAGGAATGGTATGCGGAAGATACTTTGTATCTTCCTGAGCCAGCCGTGTTTGCTTGCTCATTAGAGCAGCAATTTTATGGTGGTCATTTTGAATTTGATGCGCCAGCAATTACTCGCGAGCTGGCTGATTCCGGGGGCTGGGTGTTTACGAGAGAGCAAATTGATGCTGTATGGGCGCAGAATTTGTTTATCGGTTGCAACATGGCTCGCGGACCAAAGGCTAGTTACAAACAATTTATGACTGTTTTATTTCATTGCCTTATCCCTATTTGGGAGAAACATAAGGATCATTTTCTTTCTATTGAAAGCTATGACAAGCGTGCCATTGCATTTATTGCCGAACGTATTATTACGGGCTTAGTTTTGCATCGAGATAGGATTTTACCGGGCATGAAAATTGCCACGGCTCCGATAGGATTTATTAATTGATTATGCTTTAAGAAAGCATTATTGCTATGACCAAGAAAGAAAAGCAGGCCAAGGTGGCCAAGGTAATGCGTGAATTTAAAGCTGGCACATTGAAGGGCAGCGACAAAAAGCCCGTAAAGAATCGCAAGCAAGCAATTGCCATTGCGCTGTCTGAAGCTGGCCTGAGTCGTCAGGGTAAAAGCGACGAGTATTGGGACAATTATTTCATGACGCTCATTGGAGAGGAGGAGGAAATGGAAGAGGGGGAAGAAGAGGAAATGGACGGCTCCTGCGGAAAAAAGCGTTAAGGGGAGATGCTGAGAGTTTCTCCCCGCCTGCTGCTGTACGTTCTGCTGCTAGGCGCGGTCTTGAGCTGCGGAAAAAGCACGGCAAGGGTGGACTGAGCACACAAGAAGCCGGCAAGCAAGGCATTGGTAGTGGCGTGGCTAGGGCTAGTGATTTAGCTGGTGGCGGAGCCGTGAGCTACGCCACAATTAAGCGCATGTCTGCATTTTTCTCTCGTCATGAAAAGAACAAGAGTGGCGGAGAAAGTGATGCCGGTTACATTGCATGGATGCTCTGGGGAGGTGACGCCGGTAGGGCATGGGCAAATCGCATTATTAAGATGGTAGAAAGTCGCCAAAAAAACCAATGAGCGAGTATGTGCGTGTGATCGAAGAAGAAGACGAAGGCATTGGTTTGATGAAGGCTTTAGCTCTTCTTTCCGCCAACGAACATCGCAATACTTCGCGCTGGGAACTGGTCGAAAAGCAATGTTTTAAAAATGGCCGACTAGATGAAACGCACATTTATGTGGTGAGCGTTTACGAAAAGCCCGACGATCATTTTGAACCTACTAAGTTTTTAATTTTTGAGGCTGAAGCAATTGCTAAGGCTTATGTGATGGAAGGCGTGGAGCAACAGCTTCGCGAAATTCGTGGCGAAGACGATGACCAAGAGGATTAATCTCTCGTATGTGCAATAAATGATGGATAGCCCATCAGCCACAATACGCTAATTCCATAGAGGCCGCTAAGGGTGCGAATTTGCACGCAGTCTGGAGCGAGTTCAGCTCGCTCCATTCGGGAGTAGGAACTTTGGCTGATATGGAGAGCTTGCGCCACGTCCTTTTGGGAGAGGCCGCTGTTTAAGCGAGCATCTTTAACGCGCTTGGCGATAAGAAGCCGTGCTTGATGGTGCGGCATTTTAAGTACATCGGTGTTGCTCTTTGCCAGGAACATCATGCCGCTAGTCTAAATTGAATAAGCTTTTTAATTGTAATAACAATTGTTTGATAAAGTATATCTATGAGCACCATCTCTTATCGGTACGATTTCTCGCCAATTGAGAAATATGAACTCACGCCAGAAGGTTATCTTCGGGCGTGGGCTTCGATTGCTCGCACTGGCATTCAGCTCTATACAGATGCTGATGGTTCAGTCCGTCGTGAATATCGTCCTGCTACTGAAGTGGCGTCTCCAGAAAGCCTGGCCTCATTTGCGGGCAAGGCTATCACTTCCGAACATCCCCCAGTTCTTCTTGATGCCGAAAATACTAAAGACTACCAAGTAGGATTTAGCGGCACTGAAGTGGTGTATGACGATGGGTTTGTCAAGGCCGTAATGACAATTACGGACAAGGAAGCCATTGAACGCATCATGAGGGGCGATGCGCGTGAAGTGAGCGCGGGCTATCGGGTGAATTATGATCCCACGCCTGGCGTTACAGAAAACGGCGAACATTACGATGGCATCCAAAAGGAAATCATCGGTAATCACATTGCCGTTGTTCGTCGGGGCCGCGCAGGCCCGCAAGTGAAGCTTCATCTTGATCGTCAAGATGCTGCTGATCCATCTTTAATCTCTTACCAAGGAGTCAATAAAGTGACTGCAAAAGTCGTTTTTGATGGCGCCGAGTTTGAAGTGACGGAGAGCGTTGCTCTTGCGATCACTAAAGAACGCGAAGACGCCAAAATGTCCTATGAGGACATGAAGAAAAAATACGACGAGCTGCAGGCTGCTGCCGACTCCATGAAGTCCGAAATGGACGCCATGGAGAAGGAAATGAAGGGCAAAATGGACGCCGCCGAAGGCCGCGCCGATGCCCTGGCTGAACACGTTGAAGAGCTAAAAGGCGAACTCGCTGCTGCCAAGGAAATCAATCTTGATTCCATGGTGGAAGAGCGCCTGGCTCTCATCGAAAAGGCCAAGCCTGTTCTCGATGCTGCCTATGAATTTGGCGGCAAAGATGCTCGTGAAGTGATGGTTGACGCCATCAAAGCCGTTCGCGGCGACAGCATTGACCTGTCCGAAAAGTCTGATGACTACGTACAGGCCATGTTTGACACTCTGGAAGCGTCCCGCAAGGACTCTGCCACCACTGATGAGCTGCGTAAAGCCGTAGCTTCTATTGCTTCTCCCATGTCTGCTCCTTCGTCCTATATGGACAACCTGCAGAACGCATGGAAGAAACCTCTCTCCATCTCCAAGGAGGCTAAGTAATTATGGCCGTCACTTTCTCTGCCTCGGGCACTGCTACGGCTGGTGGTGTGCAACAGAGCTACGCTCTCGCCCACACCGCTCTGCTGGAAGGTCAACTGTCCGACATCCGCGACAACACCATCTCCACCTGCCTTAACGAAACTGGCGCCGTCCAGGCTTTCGGTAATGTGGTGGTCTATAACAATGCTGGCACTGTTGCCAATTCTGCTACCACCATTTCTGGCACCTCTGACACCGTTCTGGGTCTGAATGTGCTCACCTACGTTGATGAAACTGCTCTTGATTCCAACAGCCGTCCCGGCGTGAAGAATCAGCAGGCCATGAACGTGGTGAACGAAGGTGCTGTGGCCGTCTACGTGACTGGCGCCGTCACTCCGAAGAGCGTGGTGCGTGTGCTCTACTCTGCTAGCGGCACTGGTAAAGCTGGTCAATTCTCTCATGCCTTCGCTTCGGGTAAGACCGTGCGGCTGGCTGGCGCTCGTTTCCTCACTTCTACCACCACTAGCGGCATCGCTGTGCTGGAACTGAATGGTCCGAGCTTCACCCTCTCTGCTGATTCTTGATAGGAGGCCCTAACAATGTCTGAATTCCGTATGGATGAAGCGGGTCTGTTTCTTGAGCGTCAGCTTGAGTTCATTCGCCCGCAAGTGTTTGAAGTGCAGTATGCGGATATTAAATATCCGACTGTTCTGCCCGTCACCTCTGAAGCTGGTCCTGGCGCCCAGACCTTCACCTACCGCATCATGGACGCCACTGGCGAATTCCGTCTGATTGCGGATGCTGCTGATGATCTGCCCCGTGCCGACATCAGCCAAACCGAGAAGAGCATCAACATTCGTTCCTTCGGCGGCAGCTTCGGCTACACCGTGCAGGAACTGCGTGCTGCTCAAATGGCCAACATCGCTCTGGAGCAGCGTCGTGCTGCTGCTGTGCGTCGCGCTTACGAAGAGAAGGTGGAAAGCCTTGCTTTCTTCGGTGAGAGCAGCGTGGGCCTGTCTGGTTTCTTCAACAATTCCACCGTGGACGTGGTGGCCGCTGATAAGTGGTTCTCCAATGCCACTTCCCAGGAAATGCTGGAGCTGCTGAACTATGGCG